CGGCACGGGTCTTGATAGCGTTCTGCATCCGATGGCTCTTAAACCTGCTGCGTCATCCGTTAAACCTTCTCAAGGTTCTGTTCCTCAAGGTCCTGTTCAAAGTTCTGACGTGGCTGATAATCGCGTTCCTGTTCAGCAGGCTGTGCCGGTTCCTGGTGGCTTAGTTACGCATGACCCTTTTGCAGATCGTGATATCACGATCAAGGGCAGTCTTTGGAGTGAGGAGAAAGGCGTTTTCTATGTGTTTGCCCTGGGCAAAGACCAGCACAGTTTTACGATGATGAGTCGTGACATGCTTGCGGCCGGCTATACGATTAAGGCTCGCGGTTCCTGTGCAGCAGAACTGACCTTTAACGGCGAAACCCGAACCGTTGCTTGTCTTGGTTCTGGAGCCACTGGCGGAGGTGAGGAGCGGCTCGGTTCAGAGCGACGAACCACCGCCGGTGGTTCGTCTTTTTCTTCTTCCCGTGGTGATCAGGTAGCCGATTCTGGAAGGCCAGCCAATCAGGCATCGCGTGGCGCTCCGTTTACGGTTGTGGCCGATAGCAGTCGTACCCAAAGGAACTTTAAGTAACGCGTTACAATAATGTTGACTTAACGGTAACGCGTTACTATAATGAGCTACACCAAACGGAGCTCTTGCTATTCCTGATTTTAGAATTCCCGTTACTTCTAGGATGATTTTGTTGCTTAAAGCTATTGAAAAACTTGAGTCAGCTCAGGGTGCTTTGTCTCTTTCCTACAATGATTGTTTTGATTCTCATCCGTCTCCGTCTCGCGTTGCTGATTTTTCGCATCAACGGCATCAGCTTTCCCTTTCGCTGTCTGTTGCTAGGCATTCTTTATCTTCTTTGGTTTTTTGTCTTGTTGCTGATTTGGGCGTTCAGATATGAAAGACGCTAAAGATCTTCGTGCGGCTGATTTGGCGCTTCCTCCAAAGCTGGGTCGTCCGGTTTCCGGTAACGCGTTATCGAATAGTCAAAAGCAGAAGGCGTACCGGTTGCGAAAGCGTGTTCAAGGCTCGGTTAGCGTTGTTTTGACTATTGATGAACTCTGTTTGATCTCTTCAGCCCTAATTGCTCTTGAGAATTGTGCTAAAGGTAAGGACTGGCGGATTGAAGCTACTGTTAATCGCCCTGGGGCTGCTGCTGAGTTTGCCGCCCTTGCTGATCGATTTAAGCCTTTGCTTGATCAGTCTTTTGAAAAATTCAGGGAGGGCTCCGATGCCCAGGGTAAAAAATCATGAATTTGATTAAGCGTTTTTGGTTGCGTTTCTGGCCCGGTTTCCCTCGTTTTCGTGAGGTTGTGCGGGATCAGTTTATGATCTGGCTTCTTTGCGTGGGGTTTGTCTCAGTGGTTCGTGGTGAGTTTTTTGGTTATTTCACCGACCGATCTACTGTTTTTGCTTTGTGGGCTGCGTTGGCGTCTCCATTCTTGTTTTTTTACGTTTATGGTCAGATTCTTCTCTCGATTAAAAAGCCATGAATCTTAATTGGGTTCCGGGTTTCTGCTTCTTTTTTACTTTCGTTCTTATTACGGTTCACCACTGTACTCAGCCGTAACGCAAACAGCCTTTTCCACTGTCCAGCCGCTTTTGCTTCGTGCGCGGTGTTCCTGGGTAACTCGGTCCCGTGACGTATAGCAATACAAAACGCTAGGTCCCGGTAGGTCCGTAAGGCTTAGCGATTGGTTTTTTCGTGTACCTGCAAGGCTTTCTTTGTTTCGTTGCTCTGGCGAGCTTATGAGGGGTTTTGCGGCTTATGTTGCTTTTTCTACCGTGTACGATTACTTTCCTCGACACGAAAAAAAACGCGCTTCCCCCGATACCAGCAGAAAAACGCGCTCCTTAGACAGACGCGAAGTTATCAAAATCGGGTGAGGCGCACAATAGGGATTTGTGCGCATGTCAAATTTTTTGGATTCACACCGCTTTTCGAGCCGCGAAGCGGCTGGGCTTGTCTCTATTAAAACAAGTGTTACGGCCTTTGATTTTGAAGCTCCTCCTGCCTATGTCCCTCAGCCTTATCGGCGTTCTGTCCTGGTAGAAAAACCGTCTTGCATTACCGGGATTCCGCGTCGGCATGAAATTCTGTACACCCCTGTTTTTCCCAAGGATGTTTATCCCACTCAGCCTGATGCAATCGAAGTTGACCAGGAACTGATGCGGCTGAAGCGTCTGAAAAAAAACGTCATCACCTCGGCTCGTTATCATCAGCATGAGGTGAAAGGCTTGCACAAAATGAAGCAAGTTATGGTGACGTTGACCTATCGCGATGATGTGGATTGGTCGCCTCTGCATATCACTCGTTATTTGCAGGCTATTCGGCATTGGCTTTCTCGCAAAGGCTATGTTTTCCGGTATGTGTGGGTGTATGAGCTGACAAAGCGGGGTCGTCCGCATTATCACGTTTTGGTCTGGTTGCCTAAGGGCTTGTGCATGCCAAAAGCGGATAAGCGGGGTTGGTGGTCTCATGGGATGACTAAGACTGAATGGGCTCGTAATGCTGTGGGGTATATCGCCAAGTACGCTTCCAAAGGCAATGGCGATCAAGTCATTCCAAAGGGCGTCCGGCTCTATGGTGTGGGTGGGTTGAATGCTCGATCACGTTCGTTTCGGGCATGGTGGAACCTTCCTACCGGCGTCCGCCTTTGGGGTTTGCCTGCTGATAAGTGGCGTCGCGCTCCAGGGGGCGGCTGGTGCTGCCGTCGAACTGGTGAATGGCGCCCTTCGCTTTGGTCTGTCGTGTTAGTTGCAGGTCGGGTATTTGCGTTTCCACGTCCTCAACCCATGCGGTCACCGCTTGATGAACTGCTTCTTGGACTGTCACTTTGTGGGCTGAACATAGGGTTTTGAGCTTCGTGTGAAGGTCCTCTTCGATTTTCAGACATTTTAAAGTCATTTTTTGCCACCTCTCTTTTCGAAATATTTTGTAATATTTGTTCGATCCCTCTTGACTAGCATAATTCTCTTCTCTACATTCCGCATTGTTGCCTTTTCTACTTTTCTACTTTTCTACTTCTGAGGCCCTTTCCCATGCTCCGTATCGAAATTGAATCTACGATCACGAATTCTCGTTCAGGCGTTTCTCAGCGTACCGGGAAGCCTTACACCATGGTTTCTCAGCAGGCTTTGGCCTATACCGATTCTTCCAAACATCCTGACAAAATCGTCATTGATTTGATGGATGGCGAGCGGGCCCATCCGGTCGGTAACTACATTTTGGGCGACGAAAGTTTTGAGTCTGACAAGTACAAAAAACTCCAGCTTCGCCGTTTGGTGTTGGTGCCAATCCAGCTAAAAGCGTCGGCTTGATCGTGTTGCTGATTGATCGCGTCGTCTGTGACTTCTGTTATTGCGTGGTCGGTCAGCTTTTCACCATGTCCGCTATTTCAAAGGATTGTTTAAATGATTTGGGCCAACCTCCTTTCTTTTGTGTGTGCCCTGATTGTTTCGATAGTTCTGTCGTATACGTTGAATCCAAGGAAATATAGGTGGCTAATCAATCTGTGCTCGTTTGTTTTGGGATGTCTGCTGATTCTGGTGGGGGTTCTCTATGTAACAATCAGCAGTGGGTTAGCACTTATGTAGTAACGCCTGATCAAGCGGCTCAGCTTGAGCTTCTGACGACGGGTGGTTTTGATACAAATTCGTTCTCGCTGTTTTTTGGTGGGACGTTGTTTTTGTTTGCAACTGGTTTTGCCGTCGGCATTATCATTTCTCAATTGCGGAAACTCCGCAGGGGTTAATCTCATGAAACAAGCAATTTCGAAGTTCCTGGCTGTTCCTTCTTTCCGTAAGGCTTCCATCGGCATGGTCGGTGCTGCTTCCGTTCTGGCGGCTGGCAGTTCGTTCGCTGATGACCTTTCGGCGGGTGCGTTGAGTGCTATTACATCGGCGCAAACTCAGGGTAGCGCTGTGGGTGGTGCGGTTGTGGCCTGTGTGGCCGCTCTCTGCGTTGTCGGTGTGATCATCGCTCTCGTCCGCAAGGTCTGATTCGGCGTGATCTGGTCTGCGTTGGCCGGGATCATCATGGCCAGCGCACTGGTTTCAGGTATCCGGTGCGCTGAATATCTATGATCTGTTGTAGGTAGCTCAGCCCCCGGAAACGGGGGTTTTTTATGCGTTTTGTTTTTTTGTTTTTCTTATTTTTTACCTCTGTTGCTAGTGCATCTACTTATACATGGGAAAACAGTTCTGGTACTTTTGCGTCTCCTCAAGCTGCATGTGAGTCTGTCATTAATGCTTCTTATGGTTATGAGGGTTCTCAATATACGGTTTCTTCTGTTACTTATGTTTTGACGTCTCCTGACCATGCGCAATGTTCTGGCACGGTACTTCGTCCAAAGGATTCGGGGGGTGGTTCTTTTCAGGCTAGCGGTGGTGCTGCGCGTTCTGGTAATGCTTGTCAGGTTGATGCTGTTTATGATGCTACTACTGGTATTTGTTCTGGTGCGCTTGCTCCGTTTGTTGTGGGTGCGCTTTGTGATTCGCAAGAGGGTGCTACTCCAGGCAATCCAATTATTCACTCTATTTCAGGCCTTTGTCAGAGTTTTCGAGTTGCTGACGATACGGCAAGTTGTATGTATTTAGCGGCTACTCATCCAACTGGAAGCATGAAGGTTCCTGGCACTTTAGACTCTTCCGGTGCGGGTGTTCCTCCTAAAATGGCTTCTGTTTTTGGTGGTATGTGTGAAGGTTCGGTAACATCTGGTGATTGTGTTGTGGGTCCCACAAAATGCACCAAGGGGCTCTGTACTTCTCCTTCTACCTCCTCCTGTGTTATTCAATTCTCTTTTACTGGTCGTCCTGCTGCTAATGTCCCCCCTGATCTTGGTTTGGCGGGAAAGGATTCTATTTGTGATATGGGTGCTGATTGTAATTTGCCGCCTCCTGAAACTACGGATGAAAACAAACCGTGTTCTAAGGTGACTGATGCTGAAGGCAGGCAAAGTTGTACCACTTCTAATTTCACGGGAACTGATGGCGCTGTTAACTGTGGTTCGGTTAATGGTGAGTTTGGTTGTCGTGGTAGTTATCCAGCGTCTAAAGGTATTGAGATTGCTAGCACAACGGCAGTTCAGGCCTTGATTGATGGCAGTACTAAAGAGGTCACGACTAATAAGGCTACGCAAAGTGTTTGTTCGGGCGGTATGGGTCCTGGTGTTTGTGTGATTTCTACGTCTACGTCTATTAGCACTACGTCGCATAGCTCTACGGGTGTTGTCTCTGGCACGGCCACTACTTGTTCTGGTTCGCTCTGTGGCAATGCGTCCACCACCACGGGTACGGGTTCAGGAACGGGTACCGGTACGGCCTCTGGTGGTGTTGGTGATTGTGTGAAGGATTGCGGTACGCCTGCCGGATCGTCTCCGAAGGCCAGTTCATTGTCGGCACCTACTCAGGGCAATTTCGATGGTGAGGAAGATAAATGGCAAAAGAAAATAGATGATTCCAAAACGGAAGTGATTGCTGCTTTGGACAAGATGAAGGCGTTATTTAAGCCGATTTCTAATATCAGTTTGGGCGGCGGTGGTCAGTTGTATTGTCCTCCTCCGGTTCAGGTGTTGGGCCATACTATTAGTTTTTGTTTGGATGATTACGCCTCGTCCCTGGGTTGGATTTCTCAGGTGGTGTTATTGGTGTGTACGGTTTCTGCCATGTTTATCATTTTTTTATAGGTGATTTATGGATCTCGGATTTATTGCTGATTGGTTTACCAGTGCCAATACGTTTTTCCAGTATGTTTGGACGTTCTTGTCTTCTGGCATATTTGATTTTGTTAAGACGGTGCTGGTCTTTTTCTCGAAAATGCTTATTTACTCGTTTGTCGAGTTCAAGCTTTTTATGTTGGATATTGCTTATTCGGTTGTTCAGGAAATTATGCAGGAAACGGGTATTACGCAATTGGTAACATCCGCGTGGTCATCTATTCCCGCCAATGTTCAGCAGACGCTTGCGTTCTTTAATATCCCTCAAGGTTTGACCTTGATTTTTTCAGCCATTCCCACTCGTTGGGCAATGAAGTTTATTCCTGGGGCTTGATATGGCAATTAAAATTCATCATGGGGCCAATGGGTCTTATAAAACGTCGGGTGCTGTTTGGGACGATGCTGTCCCTGCTGCTAAGGCGGGTCGTTTGATTATTACGAATGTTCGGGGCATGTCGAGTGAAAAGTTCAACGCTATGTTTGACGATTTGCCTGATACTTTTGATCTTATGTACATCGACCATGAAACCGCAGAAGGCATGGACCGGATTAGAACTTGGTTTCAATGGGCTCCTCGAGACGCCTTTCTGATTTTTGATGAAGCTCAGACGCTTTTCCCGAAAAAGTGGTCCGCCAAAGATTTGGATAAGTTTGATTTTCCGGGTGGTATGGATGCTGCCAAGGCTGCCGACAAGCCGATGAATTTTTTGGACGGTTGGACTCGTCATAGGCATTGGAACTGGGACGTTATTTTGACGACCCCGAACATCAAGTATGTTCATCCTGAAATTCGTGACACGGCGGAAGCTGCTTACCAGCATTCCAATTTGAAACTCCTTGGTGCGGTCCTCAAGTTTATTACTCAGAAGGACTATAAGGAGGCCATGCATCAAGCGTCAGAGAATAAGGCTCCCACTGATGGATCAAACATTGTCGCACTCCGAAAAATTGATAAACGAGTCTTCAAGCTTTACGACTCCACCGCAACCGGAGCCCATCGGGACACCATGGCGGGTAAAAACGCCTTCACGTCGCCGCGTGTTCTCATGCTCGGGCTCGTTCTGTTTGGTGTTGTCGGCTATTTGGTCTTCGGCACGGGTCTTGATAGCGTTCTGCATCCGATGGCTCTTAAACCTGCTGCGTCATCCGTTAAACCTTCTCAAGGTTCTGTTCCTCAAGGTCCTGTTCAAAGTTCTGACGTGGCTGATAATCGCGTT